AAATTTTGTGAGAGGAATATATAATGAATTTATCACCACGGAAACAGCTGTTTGTCGATACAGCTTCTGAGATGTTTGGTAACGGAGCCATTCTAAGTAAACCAATGATCAGGGATGCAGCTGATAAAGCAAAAGTTCCATATCCATCATGGTTTAAAACTTGTAAGATTGCTTACAATCAATTTCAATTACCATCAGAAACAGCTGCACCTATTGTTGCAACCGCGGTTTCTGAGACTGTAAACGCTACAGTAAACTTGGTTGCTACTAATATGGAACGTCAAAATCTAATACCTTCAAAGTTTGTTGGTTTTGTACCTTGGGGTCATCACTCCACAATTAAACAGATTGTAAACTCTGGTTTATTCTATCCTGTTTTTGTTACTGGATTATCTGGTAATGGTAAAACGCTAATGATCGAACAGATTCATGCAGAAATGAAAAAAGAACTTATTCGTGTAAACATCACAATCGAAACTGATGAAGATGATTTGCTCGGTGGTTTTCGTTTAGTAAATGGTGAAACCAAGTTTGTTCCAGGCCCTGTTATCGAAGCCATGGAACGTGGTTGTACTTTACTTCTAGATGAGTGTGACTTGGGTTCAAACAAGTTGATGGCACTACAGCCCGTTCTTGAAGGTAAAGGTGTTTACCTCAAAAAAGTAAACAAGTGGGTTACTCCTAAAGATGGTTTCAATGTAATGGCAACTGCCAATACAAAAGGTAAAGGTTCAGAAGATGGGCGTTTTATTGGAACTAATGTTTTAAACGAAGCTTTCCTAGAACGGTTTGCTATTACTATCGAACAACCATATGCAGCTGCGTCTGTAGAGAAAAAGATTGTTCTTGGTTCTATGCAAAAGTATGGTGCTGTCGATAAAGAATTTGCTGATAATCTTATCACTTGGGCCGAAGTTATTCGGAAAACTTTCTTTGATGGTGGTGTAGATGAGCTCATCTCAACTCGCCGACTTGATCACATTGTCAAAGCTTTTGCTATCTTTAAAGATAAGATGAAAGCTATCGAACTTTGTGTTGCTCGGTTTGATGATGATACAAAAGAATCCTTTATGGATTTATATACTAAGGTTGATGCTGGAGTTGAACTTTCTGGGGAAAACGATCCATCAGAAATACAATTCTTGGATGATGAAACTTCAGACGAGCCATCGTTCTAAAAAAAATAAAAAAAGTTATGTAGGGGTTGTAATCTTGTGTTGCAATCCTTATATATAATAGAGTGATGCCATAAAGGGTCACAATATTAATCTTGCTTAGTAAAGGAGATAAAAATGGTTACAGGCAAAAATCTATCGTTGTTATTCGACAACTTTAATCAATTAACACCATATGCAGTAGGATTTGAGCGTCAGTTTAATCGTCTAAATGATTACGTTACGCATCAACAGACTTCTACAGGTTTCCCACCTTATGATATTCGTAAGGAAGGAGATTCAAATCATGTTATTGAAATGGCACTAGCTGGTTTCAGTAAAGATGATATTGAGATAGAAGTCGCTCAAGGTGTACTTACAGTTAAATCAATGAAAGAAAATGCAGATGATGAGGCAACTGTCCATCGTGGTATTTCCTATCGAAAATTTAATCGTAAGTTTACTCTTGCAGATGACATTGTTGTTAATGATGCAAAATTAGAAAATGGACTTCTTACAATTTTTCTGGAACAAATCATTCCAGAAGAAAAGAAACCAAAATTAATTCAAATCAAATAATATAAAAATAGCAAAAGGGGGGTTGACAAGACTCTCCTTTTGTGGTATTATAGTTAGAATTAAAGGTTAATTAATGTCAAATAAAAAAAGAGCATACTATGAGCAGCCATGGTGGAAGGGTAAAACCCACATCATAGATTTGCCTACACCAATGGAAATTGGTATTGAAGAAGTACATGATGGAAAAGTAGTAAAAAGAACTGTAGAGAGTAGACCTTTGACTGCCGATGATTGGGCTAAAATGCACTCAGATGCAATTGCTTCAACCGACACTAAACTAAAGGCTGAATGGGATGCAGAACGTAAAGAAAAGACTGCATTGAAAAGATTATTTAAGGAATTGAATAAATGACAAAAAAAGTAGAAGATTATGAATTGTTTCCAGAGGCTGAGGGTTCAGATAAAAATAAAATCCTCTGGGATAAGTGGCGAGACAGGTGGAAGTCTAAGAATGAGAATTTGTTTGAAATTGATTCAAGTGCTGCCTTGGCCGAACTTCAAAACTATATGGATGACAAACGCAGACGTAAACTTAAACAAGTGGACGATAGGATCGAACATGATGAATTTGAAGCTGCAGGTAAACTTAATGAATTAGATGAGGATAATTTCTTTCATCCAAAGAATCAAGTTGGTGGTGCACCATATGACTCTGTTAAAACAGAAGTTAAAAATGGTGGAATGAAAATTAATATGCGGCCGCAACTTGCTGTAAATATTATGAAGGTTGAATTTCCAGAAGAAATTACTGCTGAATTAAATGATCATGTTGATACTGTAATTATTTCAAATAACAAAGATTTCTCTAAAGGATTGGTTGGTCAAATTAATCGTAATGAAAAATCTAAACAATTAACATTTCCACATGAAGGTGATGATGTCGGTGAGATGTTTGGTGGTGTTTTAGAATCTCTTGCAAAACAATATATTCAAAGTATCTTACACAAAGATTGTAGCGCATCAGTAGATAGTATGTGGACGGTTCACAGCTATGAAGGTGATTATAATCCTCTACACGATCATGGGACAAAATCGCCAATGGGATTGTCATGTATCTTTTATATGAAAGTTCCAGAACAGATTAGCAATCTTGGAAATCCAGATGAAGAATTTGAAGGTTTAAATAATTCTTCTGGTGCAACTGATGGATTTACTTATTTGACTTGGGGTTTGAATGGCCACAGAGATGTTAATATGCTTAGGCCTATAACTGAAGCATATGTTAAACCAGTAGAGGGAACTTTAATAATGTTCCCATCTTGGTTACGTCACAGTGTAAACCCATTCTTTGGTGAAGGTGAACGTAGAACCTTTTCTGCTAATATTAGTATTTATCCTGTGGAGTCTGAAAATTAAATGAATTACAAATATAATGAAAATACTACTTTAAAAGAATTAAAGGAGTATATTGACTCAACCTATGATGCACACTACAGTAAGGACAAGTTCCAAGCTACAGAGTTTATCATAGATGGTGGTCATGGTGAAGGGTTTTGTATCGGTAACATACTAAAGTATGCACAACGGTATGGAAAAAAGAATGGCAAGGACAGAAAAGACTTGTTAAAGGTTATACATTATGGTATAATAGCATTATACATCAATGAAACGGAGAATCAGGAGTGACACAAATACCATCGCAGCATGCTAGGCTGTTAGTTCTTAGTCAAGAAATAGACTTACTAAAAGAAAAACTACGGCCCACTGCTACTGGGCATATACACACTGCAATAAATGTTTTAGAATATCAAATAAAAGAAATTGAGGAGACTATAAATTATGAAACTGAGTAACCATACCACTTCAGTATTGAAGAACTTTGCTACTATTAATCAAAATCTAGTGATTAAAGAGGGCAACACAATTACAACAATGTCTGCAATGAAGAACATTGTTGCTAAGGCAGATGTAGAAGAAACATTTCCACAAGAAGTGGCAATCTATGACTTGAATGAATTTCTTGCATCTATGTCTTTATTTACAAGTCCTGTATTGGACTTTTCAGAAAATCATGTTATGATTACTGAAGAAAATAATACTTCAAACTCTCTGAAGTACTTCTATTCTGATCCATCAGTTGTTACAAGTCCTAGTAAAATGATTACTATGCCATCACAAGAAGTTACTTTTACAATGAGTAACGAAGACTTATCTAAATTGAAAAGAGCTGCTGGTGTGATTGGTGCTCCAGATATGGTTCTAGAAAAGAATGGTAGTGGTAGTTCTCTTACTGTAAAAGATAAGAAGAATGACACTGCAAACAACTACTCTCTTGATGTTGCTACTGATGGTGAAGGTGAGTTTAACTTCTTCTTCAAAGTAGAAAATATGAAACTGCTTGATGGTACTTATGATGTAGAGATTTCATCTAAGAACATTAGTCACTATACAAATAAAAGTTCTCCAGTAGAATACTGGATAGCACTTGAGCCCGAATCAACTTACAAAGTTTAATTTAGGAAATTTATATTATGGAAACTTTTTTGTGGGTGGAGAAATACCGCCCGTCTACTATTCGTGACTGCATCTTACCAGATGATCTAAAGAAAACATTTACTGAATTTGTCAATGACAAACATATACCAAACTTAATTTTGTCTGGTGGCCCAGGCGTAGGTAAAACTACTGTCGCCAAAGCCATGCTTGAGGAAATAGGTGCAACGTATATGATGATAAATGGTTCTGAGGAATCTGGTATTGATGTGTTACGAACTAAAATTAAAAACTTTGCATCCACAGTTTCACTTGAAGGTGGGCGTAAATACATTATCTTAGATGAGGCAGATTATCTAAATGCTCAATCTACTCAACCAGCTTTGCGTGGTTTCATGGAAGAGTTCCATAAGAATTGTGGATTTATTCTAACTTGTAATTACAAAAATAGATTGATACCACCACTACACTCTCGTTGTAGTGTTGTAGATTTTATCATCCCAAAAGATCAGAAACCTAAACTTGCACAAGAGTTTTTTGCAAGAGTTCAAACTGTTCTTACTAAAGAAGATGTTAAGTTTGATCCAAAGGCTGTTGCTGAACTTCTGAATAAGTTCTTTCCAGATTGGCGTAGAGTTTTGAATGAACTTCAAAGGTATGCTGCATCTGGTATTATAGATGCGGGTATCCTAGTAAATATATCTGATTCAAATATAAATGAACTAATGCATTCTCTAAAACAGAAGGAGTTTACAAATGTCCGTAAGTGGATTGTACAAAATCTTGATAACGATCCTGTACGCATTTTTCGACGCTTGTACGATAATTTGTACGATTGTGTTGATGGTTCTACTATTCCTCATGTTGTAGTTATAATTGCAGACTATTCATATAAGTCAGCATTTGTTGCAGATCAAGAGATTAATCTTTTGGCTTGTATGACTGAGATTATGGGTCAAGCGAAGTTCAAATGACCTATGAACTCAAAGACTACTTAAATGCAATCAACCATGAAAAGAAAAACCTCATGGACACAGACGATGAAATGTGGGAAAAGAAATATCCACCTTTCATCGTAAACAAATGTCTGGCACCATTTCCAGATACCATCATGCTTGTAAATGAGATGAATGTTAACTCTCATTTAGATCATAAGTTACAATTTGACTTTTTCCTAAATAGTATCAGATCACGGAAAAGGTTTACACCGTGGATGAAGGCGAACAAAGTAACAAATCTAGAGTATGTTAAAGAGTATTTTGGATACTCAAATGAAAAGGCAAAGTCTGCCCTTAATGTACTTGATGATGATCAGATAAAGGCTATCAAAAATAGCTTGAATAAAGGTGGTAAAAATGGAAAACATTAATTGGACACAAGACCATATGCTTGAAGTTGTTCTGAAAGAACCAGACGATTTTTTAAAGATACGAGAAACACTCTCTCGTATCGGAGTTGCATCAAGAAAAGAAAAGAAACTATATCAATCCTGTCATATATTACATAAGCAGGGTAAATACTTTATTGTGCATTTTAAAGAATTATTTGCGCTAGATGGTAAAAATACTAACTTATCAGAAAATGATATTGCAAGACGAAACAGGATTGCAACTTTGTTAGCTGATTGGGGTTTAGTTGAAATAACAGCTGAAACTGATCCAATAGCTCCACTTAGTCAAATTAAAATAATTTCATTCAAAGAAAAGAGTGATTGGATTCTGGAAACTAAATACAACATAGGTAAAAAACGAGAGGGTTAGTTTTTTGCAAAAACAAGTGAGATATAATATGAATTATGCAGTGATGATTGAACCATTTGAATTTGAAGGATATCAATATGTTCGTAATACAAATTCTACTGGAAGTTGGGATA